GCCCGTCACAGGGGCGCAGGTAAGGCCAAGCGCACGGCGGTCCTGACCGGCGGTATGGACGTCAAGACTATCGCCATGAAGATGGCCGATATGCAGGTCGCCAAGATAACCGAGATGTCCGACAAGAAGATCTGCGCCAGCTTCGGCGTTCCGCCCGGCGTCGTCGGTCTTATCACCGAGGCCCAGTATTCGCACGGCCCTTCGATGCGCGACTTCATCTTCAATACGATCATACCATTGGCCGGAATGTTCTCAGGCAATATTAGCAGCGGAATACTTAGTCGCTTCTCCTCCGCCGCCGGCAAGGGCGTCCTGCTCAAGGACGCCCAAATTTTCAACGGCAGCCGCTCGCTCGGCTTGCGCAGGCGGGCCGCATATCGCAGCTCAAGGCAGAAGGCCCTCACCTCCGGCGTCAAGCTCTTCTTATGGTTCGACTGCGACCAGCACCCGGTCGTCCAGGAGGCCAAGCGCGAGGAGACCGAGAAGGTCATCAAGTACACCGAGGCCGGCGTCCCGTTGAACCAGATCATCGAGGCCCACGACCTGCCTTACGAGCTGACCGATTGGGGCAACGACTGGTGGATCAATATGGGCCGCGTCCCCGCCAGGTTCACCTTAGAGGCCGGCTTAGAGGGACTGACAGGCCCGTCCCTGCCCGAAGGCGAGCCCGCCGGCGAAGAGCAGCCGAAGGCTGCCTTCAACTCCGATACGCTGCTGGACGAGAATTTACGTGCCTCTAAGACACCGAACGATGAAGCTAAGCGTCTTCGCCTCTGGCGCAGCTGGGTCATCTCCTGGTACGGCATCGAAAAGGAATATCAGCAATCGATGCGGACCTTCTTCGTCCGTCAGCAGCGAATCTTAACCAAGAAGCTCCGCGATGCCCTAAGCGAATCCCGCTCTGCGCCCTCTGTAGCCAAAGATGTCAATGAAATCGTTGCCCGCATCATCTTCGATCTCAAGGTCGAGGACGGCAAGATCAACGTCATCAACCAGACCTTCTTCGGCAAGGCCTCCGAGTTAGGTATCCGCCAGTCTTTAACTGAGGTCTTGGGCTTGAAGGGCGATGAGCTCGCAGAGCTGACCGAGCAGGTCAAGGTGCGGCCCCGCTTGAGGCGAGCTCTATGGATCTCTTCCAGAAAAATAACCGGCATCAACCGCACTACCAAGAAGTTGGTAGCCGGCCAGTTGAGGACCGGCCTCGAGGCGGGCGAGGGCCTCAAGGAGCTAAGTGTTAGGTTAAAGAACACGCTCGGCTCCAACCGTGCTCGAGCCCAGTCAATCGCCCGCACCCAGACCGCCGGCGGGGTCGGCGCCGGCAGGCACGAGGGCTTCAAGGCCGCCGGCGTTGAGTTAAGGACCTGGCTGACCAGTCGCGATGGCGACGTTCGCGACGCTCATCGCCAGGCCGAGAAAGATTACGCCGAGGGTATCGGCCTCTATGTGCCTTTTAAGGTCGGCGGCGAGCTGCTCATGCACCCCGGCGATCCGGCCGGCTCGGCCGCCAATATCATCAACTGCCGATGTGTGGAGTTGGCCAAGCGGGCGGCGGGCAAGAGCTTCGACTTGGCCCGTTACGCAAGCCTGCAATTTTACTCTTATACCGACATGCAGAGAGACCTCGCAGACAAACAGGTCAAAGAGAAAAAGGAATAATACTATGGATGCGAAAATGAAGTTCTTTTATCCAAAGGTCAAAGCGATTGACGCCGAGAACAGGCGAATCACGGTCTGTATATCGAAGGATGAAATCGACCGATATGAGGAGCGAATTGAGATACAGGCGATCGGCGACGCCCTCGAAGGCTACGCCATGAATCCCGTTGTTCTTGGCGACCACCAGCATCGTCTTGCCAGCGGCCAATCATCGGTAATCGGTCACGGCCCGCCGGATAGTTATCGAGTATTGCCAACCGAGGTGGACGTTGACATCGTTTTTTCGATAACCGACAATGCCGAAAGCTATTGGATCAATTATCGGGATGGTCATCAGAAGGCCGTCTCTATTGGCTTTATACCTCTGGAATGGAAATTCGAGGAGACGAAGGGTCAGAAGATATACGTCCTCACCAAGATCGAGTTACTCGAATTAAGCTGTGTGGCGGTCGGCGCTAATCGGGGTGCTCTTGTCAAGACCAAGGGCCGCTTCGATCAGTTGCGTGACGATATTGATATGACGCAGAAAAATACTCTGTTGGAGGCCATCCCCGATACCTCGCAGCAGGAAATCGGCGAACTGGGCACTAAATTCAATCAGCTCAAGGAGGCAATAGGCAAGGACTTCAACCATATCAGCGCCGACCTCGAAGAAATCAAAACGCTTTTAACCCCCGATCAGGACGGATTTGCACCGGCCCTGTTGCTCGGCGACGCCGGTGATCGGTCCGCTCCCGCCGGGGATTCGCAAATAGCCGAGCTCATCCAAAAGTTAAATCAATTGTTAAGTGACCTTTAGTTTTAGGAGTCAAAATTGTGGAAACTTTAGAGAAGCTGGAAATAGCCGTTGACGACCTGGCCAAGGGTCTGGCTAGCCGTAAGGAGGTCATCGACGAGATCGATAAGACCGTCAAGGAGGAGAAGGAGAAAGCAGAGGCCTTAGCCAGCACCCAGACCGAGCTGACAGCCACGATTGATCAGCTCAAAACGCAGGCCGATGAGTTAGTCAAGCAGATCAAGGCCTTCTCTCGCATCAGGGTCCCCTCGGAGAACAACTGGCCCGCCGGCTACCGGTCGGTATGGTCCTCTCCCGACCAGGCCAAGCGTTTCGGCCTGTTCATCTTAGCCTCCGTCTTGAACCGCCCGAAGTCAATCAAGGCCCTCGAGGACTACGGCATCGAGATGCAATGGATCCAGGGCGAGAAGGCAATGGGCGAGGGCACCATTACCGGTGGCGGCGCCGTTGTCCCCACCGAGTTCTTCCCGAATCTGTTAGCCCTGCAGGAGACTTACGGTGTCTTCCGCCGCAACGTGAACGTCTGGCCTATGGCCTCCGATTCCGGCATTGCCCCCAAGCTCAGCGAAGGGCTCACCGTCTATTGTCCCGGCGAGGGTAAGGCCATTACCGCGAGCGATCTAACGCTCGGCACCGTTGGCCTGACCGCCAAGATGTGGGCGACGCTGACGGCAATCAGTACTCAGCTCGATGAGGACGCCGCCATAGCCATAGGCGAGCTCGTAGGCCGCCAGATCGTCCGGGCCTTCGCCAAGAAGGAAGATGAGATAGGCTTCCTCGGTGACGGCACAAGCACCTATTTCGGCCATAGGGGGATCACGGGCGCCCTGCGCGACGTCGATGCGACTATCGCCAATATCAAGTCTCTCGTAGTGGCGGCCGGCAACGCATACAGCGAGATCACGTTGGCCAACTTCGATACGGTCGCGGGCACCTTGCCGGACTACGCCGACGACGGCGATGCCAAGTGGTTCCCCCACAGGCTCTTCTACTACACCGTGATGGTCCGGCTCGCCTTGGCCGCCGGCGGGGCCAACGCAACCGAGATCATCCAGGGACGCGGCGTCCGGGAGAAGACCTTCCTGTCCTATCCCGTTGAGTTCTCTGCCGCTATGCCCAAGACCGAGGCCAACAGCCAGATATGCACCATCTTCGGCAACTTGAGAATGGGCGCGCTGCTCGGCGATCGCCGTCAGCTCACCATCGATTCGGACAAGAGCGTCTATTTCGCCAACGTACAAATCGGTGTCAGGGGCACTCAGCGAGTCGCCATCACCGTTCACGGTGTCGGCGATACCACCGATGCCGGGCCGATCTGCGGCCTGATCACCGCCGCCTCGTAACGGCGTTGTAAAGACTGTTTACTGTATTGTTAACTTTAGTTCATAAGTCGTTTTAGCTTATTGCTAAATTTATGAGAAAGGTTGAAAGATGATAGAAGTTCAAAACCAAAAAATCGCGATCCTGACCCCGCCGCAGATCAAGGACAACGGCGATCTCGCAGGCAACACCTACGTTGACACCGCCGGCTGGAACCACCTGCGTGTCCTGTTCATTATTGGCACGTTGGATATCGGCTTAGGCTCGACCGCAGAAGGCACGGCCCCCTTTATCGAAGAGTGCGATACGACCGGCGGCGGCTACACCGCCGTTACCGACGCCGCCCTGGCCGACGCCATCGGCGCCCTTGAGGACGACAAGCTCTTCGCCATCGACATTGACCTGACCAAATCGCACAAGCGGTACATGCAGGTCAACGCCCCGCACGCCGGGGACGGCACTAATGGAGTGAACGCGGCGATTATTGCGATCCTCTCGCGTCCGGAGATCGGCCCGATGACCGCAGCACAGATGGGTCTGGCGGAACACATTACCGCGTAGAGCCTTAGACAAAAAGGAACTGATCAGGCCGCCGTTTCGGCGGCGGCCTGGTCTTGTAAAATTGATTGCCTACTTTTCAAGTAGGGAGGTGATTTATGTGGATAGTAATGACCAAGACCTATACCGGGGCCGTCGGTCCGTTTGCCAGGGGTTGCAGGTATGACCTGCCCGAGAGGACGGTCGCCCTGCTCACGGACAAGGGTGGTAAGAAGTGCTGGAAGAGATCCTGCGCGCCCTGGGAAGATCACGTGGACCAGAAGGCCGTCAGGGCCGCCCAGGCCAGGGCCGGTTACGAAATCGCCAGAGCCAGGGCGATTAAGCTCGCTGCTGAGGCCGATGACCTAAAGCAGAAGGCCGATGCCTACGTGATCTCGGCTCGCGCCGCCCAGGCCGTCAGCCGTAAGGCCGAAAAAGAGGCCGTCGCCGCCAAGACCGCCGCCGGGAAAAAGGGGGCATCGGATAACGCCAGGAAAAAGGCCCTCGGTCTTGCCCGCGAGTCCGAGAAGGCCGCCGCTATGTTCCAGATAGCTCACAGCGGGCTGACTACGCTGTTGGCACAATCCGAATTAAAGAGACTGGAGGCCGAAGATGCAAAACGAGAATCGAACAAGCTCGCCGCCCAACTCGGAATCGAAGAAGAAGCCGAACCTGCAGAAAACGAGTCAAAAGCAGATGACCAGCCCGAAGGACCGCCAGTTCCGCCCGCAGAGCAGTCCGGCGACGTACAGGACGAAGTGAAAGAAACGTAAAAGGGAAAAGTAAAAAGGTTAAACGACATACGATATACGACATACGACATCCGAAAGGACTAAGTGCGATGGCGATTACTTGGAATGTGGATTTGACTATAGTCCAATTAAGCGAGAACGTGGTCTCGATAAAGGCCGTTCGTACTGATGATACGCCTGACCCTCCGGATGAATGGCGCTATGAGGTTAAGAATGTGAATATTACAACCAACGGTCAAACCCTGGGTCAGATCAGGGACAAGGTCGTTGATACCATCTGGGATGTTTATCAAAGGCATCTTGTAAGGGATGCGGTAATTCACGAAAAGAAAAGCGCCTACGAGGCGGCGATAGCGAGTGCCTTGCAAGCTAAGGAGGAGACTTAATGGCGGATATAAAAACAAAATACGCAACGGCAGATCAGGAGATCACTATTACACTGAATTCGCTCGCCGATGACGCTATGCGACAATCGACTGCGGTTGATAACTCTGTTCACTGTTATCTCGATGCCTTGGTGCAGATAATAATCTCTAACACCGAGGGTGCTCCCGCCGGTGATAAGAACGTGCTGGTCTATGCCTACGGCACAGCGGATGGTGGGAACATGTACTCGGGTGGAGCTGGGGGTACCGATGGTGCTTTCGGAACTGCCTCCGGGGAGCTGATAGAGAATTGTAAGCTGTTAGGTATCATCCATCTTGACGCGGATGATGAGAACTTTAAGGGTGATGTTATGAGCGTCTCTTCGGCGTTTGGTGGTGTGATGCCTCAGAAGTGGGGAATCATTGTCAAGAACCAGGTAGGTGTCGCTCTCGCGGCTGCAAACAACTATGCGTGTTATCAGGGAGTGTACGTACAAACAGGTTGAGCTATGATTCTAAAGACCGCTTATAATATGAAACCACCGCCGTCAGCGAGGCTGATCACCGGCCATCCGCTGGCAAAGGGTCTCGTCGGCTGCTGGCTGATGAACGAAGGGGGAGGGGAGAAGGTTTTTGATTTGAGCGGGAATGGGAATACAGGTTCTCTTATCAATGATACTCATTTTGTTCCTGGTAAGTTCGGTCCTGCTCTGGAGTTTGACGGAGATGGGGATTATGTTGAGGATGCAGATTTCGCTTTTGTAAATCCTCCGTTTACACTTATTGCTTGGGTTAAAAACCCCAATTTAGGTACAAATCACTATGACTCAATAGTTTCTAAAGGTTCAGTTATTAATTCTGATTCAAATTTTGATTTTGGACTTAGAGACCTTAGTGGCAAAAATGTTCCATATTTATATTGGAAAAACGGTTCAACTCTTTATGGAGCAGAAGATACTGAGGATGCAGGAGCAGAATGGGTTTTTCTTGTTGGAACTGTAAATAGTTCTTATGATATGGAATTATTTGTTAATGCTAACAGCGTGAAAACTGATGGAAGTAATTTAGCTCCTACAGACGGAAGCCATGCTTTACGAATAGGGAATAGTTTTAATAGTGCTGGGGATTTCAACGGCACAATCGACGAAGTCATGATTTTCAATAGGGCGTTGAGTGCCTCTGAAATTGCCCAGCTCTACATAAATCCATTCGCAATGTTCGCGCGGCGAGCCAGGCCGGAGCTGACTTACGTATCGGGCGCGCCGCCGGCAATGAGCATGCCCTTGTTAATGCAGCAGATGAACCACTTTAATGGGGGGACGGCGGCATGAGACCTATAAAGAAAGGCTCTATGGATCAGTCCGTTGTCATTCGGATTATTGATAGTACGGACGGCACGCCGGAGACTGGCGTCGATTACGATACATCCGGCATAGACCTCTGGTACAGGCGAGAGAAGGAAACCAAGGTGAGCATCACCGAAGCCGCCCTTGCCGCTCTTGATTCTGCTCATAGTGACGGGGGGATAGAGCATATTGGAGATGGTTATTATCGACTTGACTTACCCGATGCCGCCGTTGGCGCCGGCTCCGGCGAGAATGGTGTAATGGTGGGCGGGACGCTAACCGGTATGATTGTCATTGGCTGCTATGTCCCCCTTGTCGATTATGACCCCTATGACGCCAATATGGGATTGACCAATCTCGACGCCGCTATCAGCTCTCGCAGCTCTCACACCGCCGCCCAGGCCGGCACCGATGCTGCGAGCAAGGTCCTCGCCACCCCTGCGCAGAAATTAGCTACCGATGCCAACGGCAAGGTGACGGTCGAGAACGTCGACGACTGCAAGGCGGATGTCTCCGGCCTGGCCACTTCGGCTGCCTTGACAACCCACGATGACAAGCTCGATACCGTCGATACCGTAGCCGATGCGATCAAGGCCAAGACCGACAACCTGCCCGCCGACCCTGCCAGCGAGACCAACGTTGACGCCAACGAAACCAAAATCGACACCATCGACACTGTAGTCGATGCGATCAAGGCCCTGTCTCTTATACACATCTCCGAGCCCACGAGACGCTACGCTATCTCGTATGCCGTCTTCTGCTTGAAAAAAAA